GTTTAATTTTAATTTTTCTATTTTAATTTTCTTATCCATCTTATTCAATTCTTTTGTCATCTTAGCTTCTTTCTTAAGTCTAATTCTTTCTAATCTTTTTTCTTCTTTAAGTTTAATTTTTTCTACTCTCTTTTCTTCTTTCTCTCTAGCTGTCATACGTTTAACATAGACACTATAGTCTGGTCTTTCATGCTCGTACTTAGACCATAAAGCCATAGCTTCTGTACCAATCTTTCCATCAATAGGACAAACAGTACCTGCTTGTATCATTGCTTCAAAGACTCTTTCATCTTGGCAAAGTATTGCAACGGCTGCTACTCTCATGCCAAAGTCATTAAGTATTCTTGATAGCTTTAATCTCTCACAATTTTTATCTATAAAATGTTTTCCGCCACTGATACCTACGCCAAATGTTTGAATCCCTAAAGATGCACCTGTACTACACACATCTTGTGTCATAGAATTATATGAGGGTGCTGATGCTGTTGGGGGAGCCGATTTTATATTAGATGTAGAACTGTTTGTACTTGTAGTTGTAGATGTACTTCCTGATTCGTAAGTAGTTGCACCTCCAGTGTACCCACCTTCAATAGCAGTATTACTTCCACTAGTATTACTTTGTGTTGATCCACTGTATGCAGGTCTAGCAAATAATGCAAGTCCTAACATTAGTATAACTAGTATACCTGTAAAATAATAATTCATTTTATTCACCTCTATCATTTTAAACTTCTTGTTTAGCCTCTTGTTCAGTGCATGTAAACTGTGTATGTGCACCGTATTTGTTAACAAATTTTCTATCTAGATCTTCCATAATAAGTACTGAAGATTTATAACCGTATATTGTACATTCGTAGTTGTCTTTAAATTCTTTTATTCCTGTATGTATTTGTGTACAATCATTTCCAGGAACAGTACTGCATAGCCACATGGCTAATAAATATTCCATGTATTACTTTTTATATCCTAGTCCTGTCTTTCTATTACTATATAATTTTTGCCACGACCAAGAACTTAATTTAGTTGAGTAATGGTATATACATAGTACTAATGTTTTCACTTTTTACCACCTCTAAATATCTGTGTACCTTTTATACCAAATATACTAGCACATACAAGTACCCATAAATTAGTAAACCATTTAGGTAACGCTTGAAAATGCTCAAAGAAAATTTTTATCTTGTCCATAGCCTGTGGATCGTCTGACCAAACTCCATATGCAAGGACAATTATGGGCAGTGTCAAAATTGCAAGAACTACCTCGTCCTTATAATCGTTTTGTCTAGCTTCTAAAAGTTTGCCGCTAAATGCTAATTCACCTGTGGCCATTTTAGATGCATGTTGTGCTTGTGCATCAGCCATAAGCATTTTAGTTTCCTGTTTCTTTTTGTAAATATGCGTTCCTGCGTTTAACGCTAACTTAATAGCTCCTAACCACATACTAATACCAGGTTACGTCTTTTTGTTTTCTTGCAGCACCAGTTCCTTTAACCGGATTAGTGTCGCCTTTAGCAATAAAGCTTTTTCCTCTAAAACTTTTCTCTGATCTAGGGTCAACCACTTTTTCTTGCTCTGGCATCGCTACTTTTTTGCCGCCTGTTTTGTAATTCATCATAATATACTCCTTTTATCTGTTTGGTTTCATGTTAGCAAGTGTTAATCTGTTTTCATTTGCTATTTCTTGCTTCTCAAGTGAAGTCTCAGCACGTAATTCAGCTAATTCTTCATTCTGTTCAAGTTTTTCTTGGTTTAAACCTTGTGCTTGAAGTAGTTTTGCTCTTTCTAACTCTTGTTTAGAAGTTGCTTCTTCTTGTTTACGTTGATTCTCCATTGCTTTTAAATCTACTTCTCTAGATTTAAGTTTTAGTAACGGATCTGAATCATATTGTGATGTAATTTTCTTTTCTTCAATCATAAAGTCTTCAGTCATCTCTGCAATCAACACAGCTTTTCTTGCATCAATGTTTTGAGTCATCTCAGCCACTTGTTGTTGTGCTTGGGGGTTGACTGCTGCTTGTTGTGCTAATTGTTGAAGCTGTACAAGTTGTTCTCTGTATTCTAATTGAACTTGTTCTTGAGCCATCAAAGAAATATGTTCTAAAATATTCTTTTGTATCGCTGCCATGATTGGTGGATTATTTCTAACTAAATTAGTAGACATAAAATTCAAGTGAGCAGTAATATGCGCTCTATGATCTTGATTTGGAAATGCTTGAAACTTTTTGCCACCCATTGCATCAATGTGTTCTAGACTCGGATCTTTAGGTGCAGTTGGTGGAGGTGGTGGTAAAATTCTATCAATATCTTTTATACCTAATGCTTCGTACATTTTTCTATAAGCATTATATAGATTATGAATTTGAGGACTAGCCATTGCCATTTGCAATCCAGTTTGTGCTAAAGATATTCTCTGACTCATTGAGAATATATTAGGATCTGCTACAGGTAGTACATCTACCTTGTCATCAAAGTCAGTTACTTTAACATTCTTTTGTCCGCCAACAACATCGTAAGGATATTCTGGTGGTAAGTATGTTGCAAATACTTTTGCTAATAATTTAAATTCATTTCTTAATGCAGCATATAATCTTTTGTGGATTGCTGACATTACTCTTGAACCCCGTTCTAAAAGAGCTACAGTTGTACCAACAGCCGCCTGCTGGTTCCCATCACCAACTTGCATGTCAGCAATTGATGCGAATCTCTGTCCCGCTGCTACCACAGTCCCCATCAACGCTAATAACGTTTGCGATGGTTCTTTGTAAGGTAGAAATACGAATGCATCTTTTAAATTACCGCCTGGTGTATCTACATCTTTAAATTCACCTGGTTGTATTGGTGTAGCGTCATCTTTGACTCTAACTCCTCTTTGTTTAAATCCTGCTGGTAAATTAGATAAAGTTCCTGCGTCTAATAACTGACGAAGAGCCGAAGTTGCGGTACGACTTAATCCACCGATCATGTGTATCAATCCAAAACCATAAAACCCTAGTCCAGGTAAAAATTTAAAGTGGACAAAGTATTGAATCTTGTTTTTTAGTGTATCACTAGCAGCAAAGTTTCTTCTGATTGATAAAACTTTTTGACTAGCTTCTTCTATTGTAACTACGTAAGGTAATTTTATTCCTGTCGGTTCACCATCTTCTCCAACATCTTCAAAACCTTCTAAATCTAAATTAACATGACATTCTAACAATGTATAAAGTTGTTCTACTCTAGCTGATGTAGCAACACCTTCTATCTCACGTTCTTTGTCTGTAACTTTGTCTCCATCTGCTACTGATGTTGGTTTTGATAATTCTATGTCTGTGTAGAAACCATTTACTTGTTGTTTACGTAAATCGTTTTCAGAAAGTTTAATAACATGGATAACAGACTCGGCATCATCTAATGATGTTGCTGTGTAAGGTACAACTAGATCATCTGCTGGAATAAACTTAGATACTGCTCTGCCTAATAAATCATCGTAGTAAACTTTTTTAAATGTTGAACCTGCTAGAGGTAAATGAAATAACATTTGGTCAAATTCAGGTTCGTACTCTTTCATCTGATCCATTAACTGATAATTCATAAAATCTTTTACTCTACCCGCTTGTTGTTCTTTTTGTGGACTTGAGACACCTAACATTTGTGTTCTAACCGGACCATCGCTGGGTAATAATTCTTTATAAGCTAATGCTTGAAACTGTGTAACTGCTTCTGCCAGAACGGGGTGAGTTGCACCTGATGCTCCTTGAAAAGGTTCGTTTCTATTATCGTATTTAAATCCTAAAAGATCTAAACCGTTAATATAAGATTGTTCCCAATCTTTTCTTGATGATTTGTAATCTGTGTAATCTCCTCTAAGTTTTGATCCGATTGGATCTAAAACATCTTCAGGTAAAATATCTGCTAGGTTATCGAAATGTGAATCTGAACCTGCTTGGTTCACGGCTCCTGGATCAAAGTCAATAGTTGCTCCACCATCTTCTTCTGGTATTACTTCTACGGGTTTTTGTGCCGTCTGTTCAGTAACATCGATTTCTTGTTCCTCACCTGGAACTTCTAATTCAGTACGAGTGTTGGGAAGAGACTTATCTATATCTGCCATATTTTTTATCCTGTATTGGTTTATCTTGTTTCTGTTCTTTAATCAACCCTTGAGAACTTGGTCCTTTCAAAGGTGGGATTTGGTCGAACTTAACATACTTCATGTTTTTTACAAGTGTTGGATTTTCTTTAGTCATAATACTTTTTTTTTAAACTAGCTAGTCCGCCGCCTGCAAATTTACCTTGTGTTCCATATAACCCTTCTCCACCCATACCCATTCTAATTTCAGTTCCTTCTCCCGGGTTTAATGGTCTAGGTTTTTCTAAAGTTTGATAATAGTCTGAGATTTCTTTATCACTAGGTGTGTAAGTTTTATTGTAAGGTGTGATACCCGGTATTGAAAAGTCTAATTTCATTCTTTTATTTTCAGTCATGGGTCCTCTGCCCATATTTTTAGGTCTTGGTGCCGTGTTAACTAAACGTTGAGGTCCTCCAAATATTGGACTAGCTCCAGTTCGAGCTTTTTGTGCATCTTCATAGTCATCCATTAATGCTTTGTTTTCTAGTTGTCTTGCCGATCCTTCTACAGAAAAAGATTTTTTTAGTCTATTTACTTGCCCTGTAAATTTTTCTTTTGCAGCATCTATTTTTTCTTGTGGGTTTATAATAAAGTTATCATCAAAAGCTCCATCAACT